TAAAGTAAAAACGATTCGATTCGGCCAGCAGGGCGTAAGCGGTAGCCCAGCCAAAGAAGGCGAATCAATGGCTAACCAAGCCAGGCGCAAGAGCTTTAAAGCAAGACACGCTAAGAACATAGCTAAAGGCAAGATGAGCGCAGCGTTCTGGGCAAACAAGGTTAAATGGTAAATGGCACATCAGCAACAGTTTGACTTTGTAAGAGGTGTAGCCCACTTTTACCCTAATAACTTTGCAAATTGTAAGGTATTGGAAGTAGGCAGCTTAGACATCAACGGTAGCGTAAGGCAGTTCTTTACAAACTGCGATTACATTGGAATAGATTTAGGCGAAGGAAAAGGTGTAGATGTTGTATGCCAAGGGCAAGACTACGATGCCGAGGACAATACATTCGACACGGTAATCTCTTGTGAGTGCTTTGAGCATAACCCTGACTGGGTAGCTACTTTTGCCAATATGCACAGAATGGTAAAGCCAGGCGGCTTAATCGTTATGTCCTGCGCTACTACCGGCAGAGCAGAGCATGGCACTAAGCGTACCAGCCCATCTGACGCACCATTTTGCGGTGACTACTACAAGAACTTAACAGAGCAAGACTTTGTAGAGAACTTTGACTTGGACAGTATGTTTTCTGTATATGAGTTTGGAGTAGGAGAAGTTACAAAGGATCTTTACTTCTACGGAATAAAGAAACTGTTGTAGAATAGCAACATCATCAACCATCAACCCAAAGGGAATGGAATGTTAGGAGCAACAAAAATAGAGTGGAGATCAGTAGAAACCCTGATTCCTTACGCTAAAAACGCCAGGACACACTCAGATGAGCAAGTAGCTCAAATAGCTGGATCTATAAAAGAATTCGGGTTTAACAACCCTGTTCTTGTAGATAAAGAAAATTCAGTCATTGCTGGGCATGGAAGGCTCATGGCAGCAAGAAAACTAGGCATGGATAAAGTGCCAGTAGTGCAGCTAGGCCACATGACCGAAGCACAGCGCAAAGCCTATGTATTAGCAGATAACCGTATCGCCCTAAACTCTGGGTGGGATGCAGGTATGCTGTCGCTAGAGCTGCAAGACCTAAAAGACGATATAGACCTTTCCTTGTTAGGTTTTGATCCTGATGAGCTAGATGCACTGTTAAACCCTATAGAGGAAACAGAAGGGCTAACAGATGAAGATGCTGTACCTGATGTACCAGACGAACCTAAAACAAAGCTTGGGGACATCTACATATTAGGCAACCACAGACTTATGTGCGGTGATAGTACCAGCATTGATGCAGTAGAAGTGCTAATGGATGGGCAGAAGGCAGATATGGTGTTTACCGATCCTCCTTATGGTGTTAGCTATCAATCCAACATGAGAACTCAATCCGAAAAGTTTAATGTCATCAAAAACGATGATGTAATCCTTGATATTGTCCCTGTAATTGAAATCTGTTCTAAAGGATGGGTGTTCATTTGGACTTCATGGAAAGTACTGGATAAGTGGTTAGAAAATACTAAAGGCTTTGGATTCCCTAGCAATATGGTTGTTTGGTTTAAGGGTGGCGGCGGTATTGGTGATCTAAAAAAGACATTCTTAACCGATTACGAGATTGCATTAGTGTGGCACAGGGGCGCTGAATTATGCGGCAAACGCATAGGAAGTGTTTGGAAGGTTGGTAAAGATGGGGCTAGTGATTATGTCCATCCAACACAAAAACCGGTAGCGTTAGCTGAAGAAGCATTAGATAAAACCACTAAATCATCCGATATTGTTTTAGACCTATTTGGTGGATCAGGCTCAACTCTTATTGCTTGTGAAAAAGTTGGCAGATTAGCTAGGGTAATGGAGTTAGACCCAAAATATTGCGATGTAATAGTTAAGCGTTGGGAAGAATTTACAGGCAAACAAGCCGTGCTTTCGGAGTTAGAAAAGGCTTAATATGCAAGGTATAGAACATATCCCAACAGAAGAAACAAGAAAATTAGTCCGAAGCCTTAGTGCCGTAGGGATTAAGTATGTAGATATTGCTGGCAAGCTAGACATATCAGACGATACGCTGGTCAAGCACTACAAGAAGGATTTAGAGGATGGCAGGGTAGACGCAAACGCTTCTATCGGTCAAACCCTATTCCAGCAGGCAAAGAATGGAAACACAGCCGCAGCGATCTTTTGGCTAAAGACCAGAGCGCAATGGAAAGAAACAAACGCATTAGAAGTATCTGGCGCAGATGGCGCACCTTTAGCGGTTAAATGGCTGAGCGAGTAGTAACAATCCCCTATAAACCTAGAGCGCCTCAGAAGTTAATTCATGAGGCGATGGATAAGCACCGCTTTGTAGTGGGCGTAGCGCATCGAAGGATGGGTAAAACGGTAGCGGCACTAAACCAAATTATTAAGGCTGCTCTTGAAAACAACCAGCAAGCCCCTAGATACGCTTATATAGCACCTACCTATGGGCAGGCTAAACGAGTGGCATGGGACTACCTTACGCACTTTGTAAGGCCGTTGGATGCGGTGGCAAACATAGCTGAGTTAAGGGTAGACTTCTTAGGTCGCAGGATTCAGCTATACGGCTCAGATAACCCTGATAGTTTGCGTGGGCAGTATTTTGATGGCGTAGTGCTAGACGAGATTGGCGATCAAAACCCAAAGATTTGGAATGAGATCATCCGGCCTGCTTTGGCAGACCGCAAGGGTTGGTGCTTATTTATTGGCACACCCAAAGGCAACAATCACTTTAAAGAGCTTTTTGATCGATCTAGCAAAGAGCCAGGCTGGGCAGCATTGCAGTTTAAAGCCAGCGAAACCAAGATTATAGATGTAGAAGAATTAGACGCAGCCCGTAAAGAGATGGGTGATGATAAGTACAATCAAGAGTTTGAGTGCAGCTTTAATGCTGCTGTAGAAGGAAGTTATTACGGCAAACTGATAAACGATCTAGAAGAAAAGGGCCGTATGTGCGCTATAGATCGAGATGATCTATGCCGCACTTATGTAGCCTGGGACTTGGGGATGGGCGATTCAACGGCTATGTGGGTAGTGCAAGAAACAGGCCAAGAAAAGCGCATCATGGACTATGTAGAGAATCATGGTCAAGGGCTAGATTGGTATGTAAACTGGCTCAAAGAAAACAACTGGCATAAAGCCGAGCAACTCCTTCCGCACGATGTGGAAGTACGAGAGCTAGGCACAGGCAAGAGCAGGCTAGAGGTATTGAGGGAGGCAGGGCTTGATGTTAAAGTTCTACCTAGATTATCTGTAGATGACGGCATTCAGTCGGTCAGGCGTTTATTGCCTACTTGCTGGTTTAATATGCCCAAGGTAAAGCAGGGTTTAGATTGCCTCAGAAACTACAGGCGAGAGTATGACGAGAAGCGCAATGTGTTCTACGACAAGCCATTGCACGATTGGGCATCACACGGATCAGACGCATTTAGGTATTTAGCTTTAGGTATGGAGCAAACAAATACATGGGCGCAGCCATTAAAGATTAACGCAAACTGGATAGTTTAAATATGGATGACAACAATCTAAAAGGTATTCTAGAGTCCGAGATTGATAACTCAATCGGATTTGTAGATACCGAAACAACCGAAGCTCGTAGAAAGGCGCTGACCTACTACAATCGTGAGCCATACGGCAATGAGGTAGAAGGCCGTTCATCCATTGTTACTGGCGAAGTAGCTGAGGTTATTGATGGTGCGTTGCCACAACTGTTGCGTATCTTTACCCAATCAGATGAGTTATGTCGCTTTGAGCCTAAAGGCCCAGGCGATGAGGAAGGCGCTAAACAAGCTACGGAATACTGCAATCTAGTCTTTTTCCAAGACAATGATGGCGTAATCCTGATGCACAACTGGTTTAAAGACGCTCTGTTGCAAAAGAACGGAATCGTCAAATACTGGTGGGAAGATAGCGAAGATCCTACAAAAGAGAAGTACAAAGACCTTTCAGCAGAGGAGCTGCAATTGCTGTTTGCTGATGGCACGATGGAGTTAGTAAGCCAGGATATGAAGGAAGTATCGCCTGAGATTATTGATCCAATTAGCGGCATGGTTATCCCTGCTACATTCTCATACGATGTGGTGGTAATGAAGAAAAAAGAATCTGGTCGGGTTAAGATTCAGAATGTACCGCCAGAGGAGTTCTTGATCTCCAAGCGTGATAAGACGATTAAAGACGCTCGGTTTGTAGCGCACCGCCTTAACATGACTCGCTCGGACTTGATTGCTGCTGGCTACTCTAAAGACATTGTAGATAACCTGCCTGCGTACTCAGACTTGACTTATACGCCTGAGCGTATTGCTAGATTTGATCGTGGCGAGATGCCGGATGAAACGCAATCATTAGACTTCTCGATGCAAGACATTGAGGTGTTTGAGTGCTATATCCGTACCGATTACGATGAGGATGGTATTGCCGAACTGCGTAAAGTAACCTACGCTGGATCAGAGATCCTCGATAACGAGGAAGTAGACCATATTCCTTTTGCTAGTATTTGCCCAATTCCAATGCCACATAAGTTCTTTGGGCAGAGTTTGGCAGATCGCAGCATGGATATTCAGTTGATTAAATCTACGATTACTCGTCAGATTTTGGACAATATGTACCTGACCAATATGCCTCGTATGACGGCAATTGATGGTCAAGTAAACATGGATGATTTGCTAACCGTTGCTCCTAATGGGGTAGTTCGCATGAAATCTCAGGGCGCAGTACAAGCCTTGACCGTACCAGCAACCGCAGCACAGTCGTTCCCAATGCTAGAGTATTTAGACTCAGTAATGCAGAAGCGCTCTGGCGTGGCACAAGCTGGTCAAGTGTTAGACCCAAGCATTTTGCAGAACACAACGGCTACGGCTATTGCGGCAATGCAACAGACTGGAGCAGGCCGTATTGAGATGATTGCTCGTATCTTTGCTGATACTGGTGTTAAGGACTTGTTTACAGGGATTTTCCATCTGCTTTGCAAGTATCAAGACAAAGCAAGGGTTATCCGTCTGCGTGGCAAGTACATCTCCATTGATCCTAGAGAGTGGTCTAACAACTACGACATGGAAGTTAATGTAGGCTTAGGTACTGGTAACAAAGATCAGCAGATGGCTATGGCAGCTATGGTATTGCAGAAGCAAGAGCAAATTTTGCAGACGCAAGGCCCAGCTAACCCATTAGTTTCAATTGCTCAGTATCGGGAAACATTGGGTCGCTTTATTGAAGCAGCAGGGTTTAACGACTCTACCGAGTTCTTTAAAGAGATTACCCCTGAGATGGATCAGATGTTGTCTAATCCTCCTCCACAGCAGCCACAGCAAGACCCAGCAGTAATGGCTTATATGCAACAGGTACAGGCTCAGATTCAAGGCGATCAAGCCAAGATCCAAGCCAAGATTGAAGCAGACCAACTCAAGGCTCAAGCAGACATACAGTTGGCTAGAGAGAAAGCCATTGCTGAAATTCAGTTAGAGCGTGAGAAGGCTGCGGCACAGTTAGAGCTAAAGACTGCACAGTTTCAAGCAGAAACACAGTTAAAGACGGCTGAAATGGTAGCTAAAGGGATGCAATGAACAAAGCAGAAAGAGCTAACAACTATTTGATGGATGAGTTCTTTATGGAGCTTGTAAACGCTCAGAAGGACTTGTACAAGTCTTATATTTTTGGATCAGCTGAAGAAGATGTAGAAGGCAGAGAACGAGCCTTAATCAAGCTGAGAGCAATCGAAGAATTTGAAGCGTCATTACAATCACTCGTGCAGCAAAGCGAAATTGATAAGAGGCGTATACGGTTTTTTTAACTACCTAAAAGGTAAACAACATGAGCGACAACACCAACCCATCAGGGAGTGTAGATACATCTGTAAACGGTGCGGCTAACGCATTTATGTCTATTCTTGAGCCACGAAACGAGGAAGCGCAAGCTGACCCAGAAGTTCGTGCAGA